TCCAGATTGGCTTGTAGAACCAGAAGTGCTCACGCTGGCAGTAGTGCTATGCGCGGTGCCGGTGTCTCGAACCGGAGATACGGTGGCGCATCCGGCAAGCTCACGGATATGCAAGAATAGTGTCGCACCACCGGAAGGAGCATTGCCAGTGACCGTTGTTGCGCCACTATTCGCGCTCGCCACATAATCCACACGGTTGTCGCCATCGGTGGTTTGGAAGCTGGATGCATTGGCGATGGTGTTGGAATTGTTGTCGGTGGCGGCTGCCACAGATGCTTGCGGGAAGTCGGAGGTCAAATAGGCAAGCAGATTACCTGCCGTTACATTAGATGAAAAGGCTAAAGTCGTGCTGGTGACATTGGCTGTGAATACGCTTCGATGCTGTACTTCAGATGCGCCCATATTAGTTTGATGTCACCAGCACTGCTGTAAGCAAGGGCTTGGAAAGTGTTGCGCGAACCTGGCAAAGCGTTCCCGCAAGAGGACCAACGGCAACAACCATAAATGGACTTGCTGGCAATCCCTGCTTATTTAGGGTGCCGCCAACCCAAGTGAAGCCACAATCGAATTGAAACGTTCCACTGCCTGGAGAAGTTTCCCGCCACAGAGCAAGAGAAAGAGTTTTTGTTATATCGGTAATGTCCGGCACTTGCACGGTCAATGCAATGGTAACTGAACCTATTCCTGTCGGGCAGGTAAAATTGGAACTAGTGAAGCTGCCCGCTGGCAAAATCGTAGTCGCAGGAAGATTCAGCAAGACCGTAACGGCCATGCGTTTCTCCGCTTATCACTCGGAATGTTGGAACGACCACTCATACACAATCGAGGCTGTCGCGCTCACATGCACAGCGTCAATCGACGGCGCGGTGGCATTCGGCGTGATGACGACGCGCTTATCGGGGGCGGCGGCGACATATCCGCCAGGCCCAGCAATGCCAAATCCAAAGATAGCGTGTTGCTTGCGGCCTGTCACGGAAACGGTTTGGCCAGAAGCACCAACACCCGTAGCAGTCTCGTTCGCGGTCACATCGACCGAGGTCGGCGTAAATGCCGTGCCCGCTGTGGAAGCCGTGGTGAAGGTGAGAATACGGATAGCCGAGCCGCTGATGGTTGTGGAAGCGTTAGCCTTACCCACCACGTCCATGCGTTCTAGGTAAAGATTGCGGCCCTGTGAGGCGGTCTTTAGTGACCACGTGCCTGGAGATTCCGTGTTGGCGGCGTTGCCGGTGGTTGAGCCTGCGGTGGCCAATGAAGAGGTATAAACGGGCATGGACTAGCTCCTTCTCGCGTCTCGCGCTAACAGACTAATGATACTAGATGGATTATCCAGTTCAAGTTCGATTTCAGGCTGGGTGAGCACGTGTCCATACCGCTCGCGCATTGCCCCCTCGACCTTCTCACGGAATACATCATCTGGGGTCTTGGTGAACCCGGCTGGCTCCCCGTACTTCTCAACGCAATCATTGCAGAGCGAAAAGGCGTATTCCACAGGCAACTCAGTGGCCCGCACGTAGCTCGTGACGATCCCACAGTTCGCACAATGTAGGTAGAACCAAGTACCAGGTTCGGGCAGGCTCCAATTTATCGTGGGTGTCCGGGTAAGGCAATTGGGAAGGGTGTCGCTCATGGTTGTGTGAAGTCCACTAGGATAGCGAGTTGCGTCGGGTTACCATTTACTGATTGAATAAGTATCTCTAACTTATCATTGGTAGAGTACGATTGATTCTGCACCGCACCACCATCAATCCATGTCGCGGCGCTGGTGATGGTCGCATCGCTAGCTAGGTGATTCAAGGAACCATTGCGACGGGCGTTGAAGGTTGAGCCAGTGCCCAAATCTTGATAGGCACGCACATTGGTCACGGTACACGCGAATGGTGCTTGCCATGCGATGATCGCGCCGGGTGTAGGTTGCAGCATCACCGCGCCTTTGTTGAACACCGCCGCTGCTCCGCTGCCCTCAATGCTTACCCACACGTCGGGGTTAGTGCTCACCTTACGTTTGAGGGCAGGTACAGTCTGGTCCACCCAGAGATCACCATCACTGCTATTCCCTATCTGTGGCTCAAACCCAGGCACCACGCTGCCTTTGTAAATGACGGGAGATGCGGCTGTTCTACCCATTTGGCCTCAGATGTGTGCGCCATCCTGCGCCGGGGAACACATCAAACGCCGCGCCACAGGTACATTTCACGGTGGCATGGGGTGCGCTAGTTGGGATAGGTAATGCGACATGAGTGATGCCACACTTAGGGCACGCCAAGGGCGGCACGCGTGGGGCTTCCACGATGAGTACGGGCGGGAACAACCATGCTAAAAGACGATCACGGAGCCAGGTCATGTCATCGGTCTCCGATTGTATTGATTACCTGAGCTAGGCTGAGGGCGATGAGGCTTCGCGGCTTGGCCTTTCTGTGCTCGTTGCTGTCGAGTCTGAGGGTTCTTGGGCACCTGCCCACCCTTCTTACCACCTTGCTCGCCACCCTCGGGCTTCTTGGGGCCACCTTGCGTGGGCTGTGGCTGCTGGCCAGTCGCAGCTTGGGCCGCTCCACCCGCGCCCTGAATCACCGCTTGCATCTGGCCCTGCCGTAGCATATTGATGATATGGAGTTGGGCGTGCTGTTTAACAAGGTCACGCAACTGCGGGTCATCCCGTGATTCATCGGAGTTACAGAAAGCTCGGCAGATGTCGATATGTACCGCGTCGTTGTCAATGATTAGCTCAGGCTGAATCTGGGCCGGGTTAGGCGGCGCGGGCAGTTTCATCGCTTGGGCCATCTGTACCTGTTGCTGATACTGCTGCATCTGCTCGGGTGGAATCTTGGCGAGAGATTCCTTCATGCGCTCGATTTCCTTCCACTGCACCTTGGCGTCATCGTAGAAGGAATCAAGCTCAAGCGGGAGATGGAACAACTCCATCATCTTGCGCTTCACGCGGGGGTCTTGCGGGTCGAGTGCTCCACTCGCCACAGCCTGAGAGAAGGCATCCTGTTGAGTCGGGTCGATAGGAAGAACACGAGATACAATCGTGAACTTATCCATATCAATCGCAGCACCACGTAGTTTTTCATACTCCCACCGTCCGTTGATACCTTGAATGGAGTGAACACGCTCGTCAAGCCAGTTCTCACTAGCCAATTTGAGCACCTGCCGCGCCCACCTCTCGTCGCTCACCTTCCATAGCATGAGGTTAGGAAGAAGCGAATCATCAGACTTCGCTGCCGCCGATTCCTGCCCACCGAAGGTGTTGATGCCAGTCTCGTGCTGGCCCATCGCGGTTGGGCTGATGCGGGAGTGGAACTGCATATCTTGAATATGCGTGCCGCGCCACTGCCAAGTCTCAGCGGTGAGTTGCCCGGCCTTAATCTGATCGAAGGCATCCCGAATTGGGCGACCAGCGGCCTTGCATTCGATGATGGTACTGGGGTCGTTCAGTATCTCCTTCTTATCAATCCTCTGGGAATCAATGATGAGCAACGGCACCGAGTTGTATCCTTGGTTGCGCTGAATCAGGCGATCCGTCTCATCTAACTTGAGTTGCTCAGGGATCACGTCATCATCACCATCGCCCCAGATACGCCCAGGTACCTTGGTGAACACAAAGTGAGTCCAGTGATCCTCAATGCTCTCATTGCGGGCGCAGAGTAAGGTGTCGCCGGTCTTGCGGATGTAAAGCCCATCTGGGAATCTCTTAGCGAGTTCCTTGTCGAAGAAGTAGGTAGACGGGCGCAACCACGCCTCGATGAGCAGAGCCTTAGCACTCGCGGTGGCACGCTCGTACCACGCTGCGTACTGGGTGGGATCACCGGGAAGGTCCGCGAGGGATTGGAGGTAGATGAGGCCAAGGTCGCCCCCGGTGGAGTAAGCCTCCCCACCACCTTCATCACCCTTGGGCGCAAGTTGAATGTCCGGGTGCGCGGCTTGCAACGCCAACCTATCGACCACACGATTACGCACGATGAAGGGGGCCTTGCTGAGGTCGTAGCTAGAAGAACGCAGGTAGACCTCAAGTGGGTTCACACATTCAGTGACAATCTCCCCCTTGGGGTACCGCACCATACCCATCTGGAACGGAAGGCGCTGCACGATAGGCGGAATGTGTTCCTGAATGGGTGAACCACAGTAAGGGCAGGTATCGAACTGGCCCTCCATGGGACCGTCGTTGGGGCACACCGATCCGGCAGGGGAGATGACCACATCGTGGTCCTGCATCACTGGGGTGGTTACGTAGCCGTACCGGGTATCGTTGGAGTAGTAAGAGAACCGGAAGGAGTTCCCAAACAGGCGAAGGTTCTGCCCCTCCTCAACTCGGATGGCGTCGTACCCAACGGTGCGCTTGATGATTTCAAGGGCGGTGCGAGCGGCTTTGGTCGCAGCCTGCGCCTCCGCATCATCATTCGATGGAACCGGCTCGATGATCGGCGCGTTCTTGACATAGGCTTTGACTCCGTGCTGGATGAGGGTGCGATAGTAGTTGTTGGGGAAGGCGTAGTCACCAGAGTCTTGCAAGATGACATCCCACGCGACGTTGATCTCGCTCCACTCCAACTCATGGTAGCCCTGGAAGATGAGAGCATTCCGCATCCACTTACGGGCGAATTGAATCTTCTCAAAGCTGCCCTCGCGGTAGTAATAGTCGGCAAGGGTGAGGAGGCGCTTGTCAATGGTCTCGTTAAAGCGATAGAAAGGCTGGATGTCGGTCGGCTTGGGCTTATCAGTCTTGCTCTGGACGGGCTTATCCGCGCCCTTGAAGATGTCACGAATACGACCGCCGAGACCGGAGATGATGGAATCGCTGCCTGAGGAGGGAGAAGAGGTCGCACCGGCGTCAAGCGAGCCTGTGCCTTGCGATGGCGAACCACTCGCAGCGGCAAGACCCGAACCACGCGCGACATCAGGCATTATTTCTCACCTGCGTGATGAATCCCCGCCACGAATTGCGGACGAGGTATGGCCCCCGTAGGGACTGGGAAAGAGCGCATCCGCACCTCACGTGGTTTGGGTGGCTCAACCGACACAGGTGGAGGTGGCGCGAAGTTAGCGGTACTGGGCAAGGATAGACCGGAGTTCAGCGACATCAATCGCAGTAAGCGTTCTTGGCTCACCTGATTCAGATGGGCTTGCCACGCCAGCAGGCCGATCAAGGCTAGTGGCACCACGATTGAGAGCGTCAATGAAAGCATCTGCATCCTCCATCCAATCGAAATCTGCGCCGAGCTTAGTGCGTGGATCAATGTCGAAATCACCGGGCATCGCAGCACTCTCCTTTGTACCTCTCGATACCTTGCTGGACCTCAACGAGGGTAAGGCGATTCGCCACCCGCCCGCAGAATGAGCAACGCCCGATATGGCCCGCACTACTCACGACTGGCGCGGCTTTGATCTCAGCGGCTTCTTTATCAACCTGTGCATGAAGGTCAGGCATCGTTCAATTCCTTGAGCAAAGCCGAACCACGCTGATAATCGACCCAATCATCGTCACGCCAAGCCGCGCACACCGCACCATTATCTACATCCTGTTGGAGCACCCGGCAGAATCCTTGCTCGGTATCCCGAGCGTCAGCGACATCGGTGATGTAAAAGTCGCACTCATCGCCACCGTTCTCACCACCGCAGTTCGCGCCACCGATGGCTTGTCCAACTCGGGGGGCGTTAATCCAGCCAAGGCCAAGCTCATCTGGCGTATCCAACTCATCAGTGAACTCCTCGGGGCCACGGTTTGGCTCCCCGCGCTTCCACTCCCCGCAGCATGGCCAATACTCAATCTGCTTGGCGTCAGCGGTGGGATAGATGGGATAGATGAATTTGCGTATCTCAACGTGTGGACCTATCAACATGCAACTCTTACCAAGGTTATATCTACCACAGTTATAACAGGTGGATGGTTCGCCACACATGCTCGCGGCGGGCACAAATAGCACCTCGGCGGGCTTGAGGGTGGGCACGAGGTAGACATCCGGTTGCGACAACGCACGCCGTTGTGAGTTTACCTTACGTAGGTTGGCGGCGGTGTAGGCTTTGAAATCAATCGGCATCCGGCTTGACCTTTTTCTTGATCTTAACCTTCACCGACATCTTCACCGCCTTCACCTTCCCGGCCTGCGCGGTCTTGGTGGCTGCGTCTATTGCTGGGCGGGTGATTGCGCCAATACCTCCGCTAGTTACGCCTTCCATCACTTTCCTTTCTTCGGGGTGCGCTTACCTTCCTTGCGGAGGTAAGAGAGTTGAATCGCACGGGCCTGCTTCTTGTCCTTCACGATGGGACCACCCGGTCCTGAGTGAAGCGTGCCCTTCTTGAAGTCCTCCATTATCTCACTGGAAGGCATCAGATACCGCCCGCGAGACCTAGCCCATAGTCACCGGAGTTGGCGTTCTCGGCGTAGACCTTGGTAAGGGTCGCGCCGGTCGCACCGCCGTTCACCGTGGTGTTGAAAGAGGTGAAGTCGGCGCTAGGGATCACGAGGACGTAGTTAATGTCCCCATTCGGGTTCAGCCCATCGCTCGATGATTGAACCACGAGTTGGACGTTGCCCGAGGCCATCTTGGTAGCGATAACCGCACGGGCGATGATATTAGTTGGCATTTTGTTCTCCTTGGGATGCAACTTGAATCTGTGCCTGCTCATGCTTAAGAGCAGCGAGAGCCTTGGCGCGTTCCATCAATTCGCCATCGTAGAGAATCCCAGCCTCGACTAGCACATTCTCAAGCGCCTCGATGCCGATGGCGATGCTCATCACGTGGTTGGCTTGAGCTTCTCCAATGGAGATGACCTCGCCACGCGTGACCGGGGTGGCCATGGCCCGTTGCATACGCTTCATGTCGCGCTCGGCTCGCTTGGCATCCTTCTCAGACTGGTAGCTCATGGCACGCCTCCCTTCAAGCCTAACTTACTCAGTCGGGACTTCAAGTAAGCTGGGCGTTGGAATAACCCAACCGGCCTCCCGAACCGGAGCAAATTGGGTGCCTTCTCGATGCTCTCGCGTTTCTCACGTTCGACCTCCCCGCGCCAGAACTGTCGGCTTAACTCAGAGATGCCTGGTGCTTCCCAAATCTCCACCACGCGTGGCTTTTCTGGGAGAGGGCGAAAGGTGTGAATGGCGTAGCGCACATCATCAGGGCCGTGGGAGTGGTCATGCGCGGGCTTCCCGGTGGGCATCCCAGCCCGGTCGATAGCCCACTTGTAACTGGTAAAGTCCTCGATATGGTGAACGCATCGGGAGGCCATGAAGAAGCGCGGTGATCCCACCACCTCGCGTGAGAACGGATGGATGAGCCGCGAGTCGATATGCATATACTGCGCTACTTTGAAGATGCCCGGCTGCACCTCCTTCAAGGCCGGTGCGCCGTCGATGCCACATTCCGCAAGTTCGAGGGCGCATTGGCGCTGGGCGTAGTCGTAAGCTACGTCAGGGCGAGGTCGCCCGGCTAACTTGGCGAACAACTGGTCCGCGATCTCTGCGATGAGCAGGCCGTTCCCATACACCTCATCGAATTGAAACAACCACCCGGTCTCGGGCTGCACGGCGATGAGAGAGATGGCCCATGGGTCGTGCTCAGTGTCGCTCCCAATATCCATCCCAATCACAATCGGCCAATCCTCGGGTGGGTCGGTGCGGCCTCCGAATATCTCCCATTCCTTGCGCGAGTCCCACACGTGGGTGCGCTCGGTGAACTCCTTGTATACCAAGTCGCTCATGTCAGAGAAGTTCCCGTTTAGGTAGCGGTCGGCCCAGTCCAAGGGATAGGTAGCCTTCCAGTTGGCCACGACCTCCTCGGGGAGGTAGGGGTTATCAAAGGTGGACATATTGATGCCGTAGTTGGCTTGGAAGGGCTTGGCCCGGTGGGGGTCGAAGAAGTAACGCCATACCCAATCCCGCCCGGCTGGGTTCGAGGCGAGGCGGATAAGGTGCATGGGTGCGGTCTTGCGCCGCACGCGCCCGGTAAGGAGGAGATAGGTCTGCTCGCTGATCTCGGTGGCCTCATCTATGTACGCGCCAGAAAGGTTCATGCTCTTGATGTGCCCGGCCACCTTGGGGTCGGTGATGTCCAAGTGGGAGAACTTGATTACGTGGCCGTTGGTGAAATGGAACTCCTTGGGAGTCTCCATCCATTCACCAAAGTGCTCTGGGATCAACTCGATGAACTGCATCATGGTGGATGACTCAAGGGCTGG